GCGGCAGGTGGGTTTGATCTGTTTATCGTTGACGAGGCTACACACTACAAGAACGCACAGACAAAACGGTGGAAGACACTAAACAAACTAATCAAAGAAGACGATTGGTTGTGGATGATGACAGGTACACCCGCCGCACAAAGTCCAGTTGATGCTTACGGCCTAGCTAAACTTGTGAACCCATTGGCAGTGCCAAGGTTCTTTGGTGCATGGAGAGATATGGTCATGTGGAAGGTCACACAGTTCTCTTACAAACCTAAAGAGACCGCCAAGGATACAGTGTTTCGCGCACTACAACCTGCAATCAGGTTTACCAAAGACGAGTGCCTTGACCTTCCAGATATGGTCTACACCAAACGCTTCGTCGAAATGACACCACAACAGAAGAAGTACTACGAAACACTGCGCAAACAAATGCTGATGCAGGTAGCAGGAGAGTCCGTGACTTCGGCTAACGCCGCGATCAACATGAACAAGCTACTGCAGATTAGCGCAGGGGCAGTATATACTGACGATGGAGATTCGATAGAGTTCGACATCAGGAGCCGATATCAAGCGTTAAGGGAAACCATTGACGAGAGTAGTAAGAAAGTAATTGTGTTCGTGCCGTTCCGACACACTATAGATATGTTGGTAGAGAAGCTCCGAGATGATGGTGTTACGTCTGATGTCATACGAGGAGATGTATCTGCGGCTAACCGCACACAGATATTTGACAGGTTCCAATCAACGCCTGATCCGAAAGTCCTAGTTATTCAACCTCAGTCTGCCGCGCATGGTGTGACCTTGACTGCGGCGAATACAATAGTATGGTGGGGGCCTACTTCTTCTTTGGAGACTTACCTACAAGCTAACGCCCGTATTCATCGTGCGGGACAAGACCAAAAGTGTACTGTAATTCAATTAGCGGGGTCAGCCGCGGAAAAACGTATTTACCGCATGCTAGACGAACGTATAAACATACACACTGCGATGATAGATTTATATAAAGAAATACTTGACTAACTACCATACAATCGTATATGACAGTAAAACAAGTATAAAACGGAGAACAACATGGCTGTGTCAGTAGACAAGTTAGTTAATGCGTACACTAAGATACGCGACAAACGCTCGGAGTTAACTTCCAAATATAAAGAGGAAGAGGGCAAGCTCCGAGAACAGCAGGACAGGGTAAAACTTGCCCTGCTGGAATATTGCAAGGAACACGAGGTCGATAGTGTGCGCACTGCTTCGGGTTTGTTCTATCGCACTGTGAAGCAACGCTATTGGACAAGCGACTGGGAATCCATGCACAAGTTTATTATGGATAACGAAGTCCCTGAGTTTTTTGAAAAGCGTTTAAATCAAACCCATGTACGTCAGTTCATTGAGGAAAACCCTGACCTAGTACCGGCAGGTCTCAATGTGGATTCTGAGTACGCAATATCTGTGAGGAAAAAATGAGTGATATTGAATCGCCATATGTGAATATAAATACTGTAGTGGATTACTTCCAAGTATCCCTATCTACAATTCGCAAGTGGGTATATACAGGTGAAATCCCTGCGAGTAGCTACATAAAGGTGGGTGATATCTACCGGTTTCGGCTCGATGAAGTGGAAGCGGCATTAGCTTCTAAAACCAACAAGGCTCAAAAAGAAGCCTCAAAAACAAATTCAGAAGGAGAATAGTACATGTCAGAAGTATCATTGTTTGGAGAAGGCAACTCCCTAGTAAGTAGTGACCTGTTTAAACAACTGCAGGAAGCCGACGATAATCTAGCCGGTGGCGGTGGTGGCGGCGGATCAAACCGTATCAGCCTACGTGGTGGTCGTTTCCGTCAAATGGTTAGCGGTGAGCAAGTCAATGTTAAGAGCGATGGTCTCTTAAACGTAGTCGTTATTAACGCGGCAAAGCTATCACGTACATACTATGCAGGGGCATACGATCCTGAGAACCCAACTCCACCTGCTTGTTGGTCTCCCGATACACAAACCCCGTCTAAAGATGTACCGGCGGATACCCGCCAAGCGTCTCGTTGTATGGATTGCCCGCAGAACATTAAGGGTTCTGGGCAAGGCGAGAGCCGTGCATGTCGTTACAATCAGCGCGTCGCTGTAATGCTCGAAGGCGAGTACGATACTGTGTATCAACTACAACTACCTGCTACGTCTATATTTGGCGAAGCTAAAGATGGTAAGATGGGTATGCAAGCATATGCTAAATACCTTAAAGCCCACAAGACACCGTCAATCGCTGTGCTTACGCAGATGTATTTTGACGAAAACAGTGACACACCTAAACTGTTCTTCAAGCCAGTCCGTCCATTGACTGAGGAAGAGCTAAATCAAGCTGTGTCCATGAAAGATAGCGATGACGCTATCAAAGCAATTACGTTGACTGTTTCTCAAACCGATAAGGTAGAGACGAAACGTAATGGATCAGTGGCAAAGCAAGAGCCTGTACTCGACGATGCACCTGAACCTAAGAAGGTCGCCAAGAAGAAAGAGGTTACTGCTCCCTCTCCTGACGAGGCCGATCTTGCTTCTATCGTAGACAACTGGGACGACTGAGGGGTCAGTCACCTAGTTTAACGATAGGCAGTCGTGGCGGGTTTACTACCCTTTCGAGAGCCCGCCACGACATATTTTTGGAGCAGTAACAATGAACAACTTAGACTTTTTAAAAGGATTACTCAGCGACTCAGGACACTATTGCGTATTTGCCGCTAAAGGTGACGTACGTATACAGAAGTTTTACGATACTATTGAAGACGCAGAGAGAGCTACACGTAAGTTTATAGCAGACGGGCTAAACACGTACTTTGCTTTAAGCACATTTAAAGAACCAACCAAGGATGCAGGTCGTAAAGGTGCAAACGCACACCAGTTGAAGTCTTTCTTCCTCGACTTGGATTGTGGACCAACATACGAATACCCTACTAAAGAAGCCGCAGTAGCCGCAGTGCGCGATTTCTGCAAGAAACTAGCACTCCCTAAACCCTTGATGGTTAACAGTGGGCGGGGGGTGCATGTGTATTGGCCTCTTACCGAAGCACTTTCGGCGGAGCAATGGGCTGTGGAAGCTGACAGATTAAAGCGGTGCTGTTCCGAGAACGGATTACTCGCTGACCCTGCTGTTACTGCTGACGTGGTACGTATCTTACGTATGCCCAACTCAAAGAACTATAAGGAAGACCCGCCTTTACCAGTAGACTTTCTTGGTGTGTCCATGCCAGAACCTATTACGCTTGAAGATTTTACATCCAAGCTAGGTGTATTAGCGAAGCCAGTTATCAAGATCGACTTAGGTACTGACGCTCTTTACGAAGCCTACGCCGAGAACAGTGAGAATGTTTTTAAGACAATCATAAAGAAAACTGTGCAAGGTCGAGGGTGTGAACAGTTAAAGTATATTGCCATGAACCAAGCAGAAGTGAGCGAACCTCTGTGGAGAGCAGGGCTATCTATTGCGAAGTTCTGTAGTGATGGAGCTACAGCCGCAGTAAAAATATCAGAGAAACACCCCGGATACAACGAAGCAGATATGCGCAAGAAGATGGACGAGATAAAAGGCCCATACACCTGTGCACGTTTCAACGACCTTAACGAAGGTACATGCGAGAACTGTCCTTTATGGAACGAGATTAAATCACCGATTGTACTGGGTAAGCGTATTCGGGAATCCGAAGGTGAAGTGGTGGTGTCTGCACCGATAGTAAAGGCAGGGGTAAAGAAGTCCGAAGATTTTGAGATACCAGAATATCCTAAGCCTTACTTTCGTGGAGCGGCGGGTGGCGTATTCTTACGCAGTAGTAACTCTGACGGGGATATCGAAGAAGAGGTTATATACCATCACGACATTTATATTACTCGGCGTCTACATGACATCGAGCTAGGTGAGACGTTAGTGTTTCGCTTACATCTACCGCGAGACGGTGTGCGCCAGTTTAACGTGCCTCTTACGAGTATAACTTCCCGTGAGGAGTTCCGTAAGTGCATGGCAAAAGAAGGCGTAACTGCATTTGGAAAGGGTACAGACAAACTTATGGCATACACAACAAAATGGGTTGACGAGTTACAGCGTACAACTGTAGCCGACGAGGCGCACCGACAATTTGGTTGGGCAGACGACAACATGGAAGCGTTCGTATTAGGTGACAAGCTAGTTACTGCGACAAGTACTGACTTTAATCCATCTTCTTCTAGTACAGCAGGGTTAATGGATTCGTTTGAGGCTAAAGGTACTCGAGAAAAGAACCTTGAACTGTTAGAGTTCTACAACAAACCAAGCTACGAACTGCATCAATACGTGGTTGGCGTTGGTTTCGGCTCACCTCTCATGGCCTTGACGGGTTTAAACAGTATGTCTATCCACCTGTACGGCGGTTCGGGTGTAGGTAAAACTACTGCACAGATGGCGGCAATCGGTATATGGGGAAGCCCTGACGATCTGATGAACAAGCCGGAAGATACACATAACTCTCGTATGCTACGTGGCGAGGTGATGCACAACATACCCTTAGTGTCGGATGAGATGACTAACGTAACAGGTGAGCAGATGTCTGACTACGTTTATCAGGTGTCTGGTGGTCGGCAGAAAAACCGTATGTCTATGAACGGCAACACGGAACGGGCGCGGGGTAAACCTTGGCAACTGCTCGCGTTAAGCTCAGGCAACACGAGTGCATGGGAAGTACTGGGTCGTCACAAAGCGTCGCCGAAAGCAGAGATGTATCGGATGTTTGAGATACGTGTTAAAAAGATGGACTTCGTTAAGGGGGACAACACTGCTACAGCCTCTCTCATAAACGACTTCAAGAACAATTACGGGCATATAGGCATAGAGTATATCCAATGGGTTATAAACAACAAAGAAGAAGTACGCCGTATTGTTGAGTCTGTGCGTACACGTCTGGACAAAGCGGCGGGACTTAGCACGGAGCATCGGTTCTGGTCTAACGGTAACGCGGTTATTATCGCAGGGCTTATAATCGCTAACAAGTTGGGTCTTGTTAATTATGATGTCGGTGCTGTGTATAAGTGGGTTGTAGGCGAATTGCTTTCTCGTAACAGCTACGTTAGCGATACAGGTTCATCTGTTACTCAAACACTTAACAACTACTTGTCAGAAAACTTTAACAACTTGCTCAAGATCGAAAGCACTGAAGACCTTCGTGGTAGAAACGAGAATGGTCTAGATCAACTTGTACCTGTCGGGGCATCGCCTAAAGGCCATTTGGTTGCACGTTACGAGCCTGATACGAAGCTATTGTTCCTACGGTTGAAGCCATTCCGAGAGTGGTGCATCGACCAACAGATAAACTACCAAGGTATTGTAGACGACTTAAAGAAAAAGTTAGGCGCAAAACGAACAAAGAAACGACTTACTAAAGGCACTGACTTTAACCTACCGCCGGATTGGGTGTTAGAGATGGAGTTTGCAGAGATGGAGCAGGATAGTGATGGATCAGAAGGTATTGAAGGTTGACGATCTAAACCCAGATGGGTTACGGATCACTGTTGACTGGGAGGACATGAGTGTGGGGGCATCCATATTCGTGCCTTGTGTCAACACTGAGAAGGGCAAAGAACAACTAAATAAACTCGCAAAACGTAAAGAATGGGAGTTTGATACGCAAACCTGTATAGAAAACGGTAAATTAGGTTTACGTACGTGGCGTACTGTGTAACAATACTGGTACGACGTTCGCCTGTGAATGTTGTTCTCAACCTGAATACTTGCCCCTGCTTCGGCGGGGGCTTTTTTATTCGTATTCTTCGAAGCTCTTACGCATGGCGTCTGTGTACACGATACCGTTGACCATCTTACCGGTTGTTGTGAGGAACCCACTGAGAGACTTCTTCAACGCTTTGCCATCAATCGCATCTTCCTTATACTCTGCGGGTAAGGATTGGTTGAACTCTCGTATATCTTCTCGTATCTTACGAACCGCTTCTCTATCGCCTTGAGTTTTAGCCATGTTGTGCCGACGTAATAGCTTACGGCGTCTTTCATCTACAGCGTTTTGTCTACGTCGCTCACTGCTGTTGATCTTTAAATTTTCTACATAGTCTGCAGGTGCGAAGCCTAACAACTGCATAAACGAGTTGTATGGGTTTATATCATCTACGATTGGGTTGCCCCGCATCGTGTTCGCTCCCTCAGTAGAAAATCTTTGGAACTTACTCAAGTTACGCATAGCGGCAGGTGCCATAGCCTCAAGCCCACGTTGAACCTCGCCTTCTTGTAGAAGATCATACCCTCGCTCAACACTCAAACCTACACCAACAACAGGGCCGCCTAGCTGTTCTATAAGTGTGTAGAACCTGCTCTGGTCTTTGTCGATAAACGGCTGGCGATACAATAGGCTGTTCATAGACACACGACTAGCAATATCCACGCCTAGTAGTTCGTTGGCTAACCCATCATATAACGTGCCGGGCACCATCTTACGCATCATAGCTTCGAAGTCATCTTCGTCATCATCAGCAAACATATCGTAGATTGCGCCCACTGCGCCCATCAAAGGTAGCCCAGCAACACCGGCCAATGATCCAGTAGTGACCATAAAGTAAGCAAGTTGACTCCGTGCAATCTTACGGGTTTCTGGGTCTGCTCCGGCTAGTGCTTGGTCTACTAAGTGCGCCATAAAGTAATATCGAGATACCGCAAACCGTTTAAACAAGAAGGCTACGTTACCCACGGGCGTCTGCGCCCACACCGGACGACCTGCGGAAGCCGTAGAACCTAGTGTTAACTCGGTAGCTTCCATAGCTTTCTGCGCCGCCGCGTCGTAATCGGCTTGGGTCGCTGGCTTTTTACCATTATCAGTACGCCTGTTTAACTCTAAGTCATATGTAGCCATTAACGATATTTGGCGTCCAAAGCGTTCACCGTGATGTACAAGGAACCCACTTACTTGATTCATCTTAGCTAAAACATCTTTACGGTTAGTTAAGTCCACATGCTCTTGATCTATACTTTGGTTAAACATACCTCTAGCACCGGCTTTCTCAACCAATGTTTTATACCTTAGAATATCTTCAGGTGTGTTCGGATCGTCGAAGTTGTAGTTATCAAACCCTTTGTTATGCTTACCAAGCTGTACTTCTCGTACCTCTGGTTTGCCATCTGCACCCATAACAGTAATCATCTTTGTAGATGGAGACCCCATGAACAACTTTGTTGCTCGAGATATAGCTGATGTAGCTTTCCCCCCACCATACTGTCCAGATAGATAAGGATGTACCGCCATAGGAATATCAAACATTATGTTAAAGGCAGATGATATGTTAGCCCCCATCGTCCAGCCGAAACCCATAGAAGTAGCGATTTGTGACCACCGTGCCATTGACGGAGATTGAGCAAACTTTGCAACATCATCTAACTTCTTCGCTATATCCATAGTGTCGAGCCGTTTTAGGTAGTCGCCATCTTGGAGTTTGTTTCGGAAAACCTGTATTTTTGCGCCGTATTCTAACTGCACAAGCTGTTTTTCAATGCTTCGAAAGTTGTCACGGAATCTTTCTGCAGGGTCAACTTCCATTCCCGGCATACCAGACGGAGTAACATCACCCAATGCACCTAGAATACCACGTTTACCTTCACTACGCTCTTTACGACTACGGAACGATTGCATAAATGATCGTTCTGGTATTGCATCTAAGGACAGGTCAATAATTCTATCTATAGCTTGTGGGTCTACTCCCGCCCCCTGTAAAGTTTGCAACACTTCAAACACAAATGAGGAGCTTGGAGCTTTACTGTAGTCCCTCTGTGCGTCACGTTTACCAACTTCAATATTGCTGACCTCATCGCCACGTCCAATACTTCGTAAGTATTTAACGACGTTTTCCTGCGCCTGCAGCATATCTTTTTCAGATGTGTAGTACTCAGTAAACACTTCTAGACCACCATTCCTAAGAGGGTCAGGGGCATTGTATGATAACCTGAAATCCCCATCGCGGCCTAGTTTAAAGTAAGGGCGGATGACACCACCTTGAGCATGCAGTAGGTCAGATAGTTTTTCAAACGCAGTTTTCTGGGCTTCTGCATCTATACCTAAAGAAGATATACGTGCTTTAATGGCAGGCATAATACGGTCCTGCGCGGCTTCGCCCATGTCACGAGTAATTTTATACAGGTCTTGCCCTTGTTTACCGAGTAGTTTGTACTCTTTATTTAAAGTATCCCATATTTCGCCTTTTTCGTCAGATGGTTCCCCTGCTTTCTTAGCTTTTGACCTCGGCATGTCTTGACCACCGAACTTTTGTTCTAAATCGTCATTTAATTTTTTAATCTCTGCGTTTCGATCTTTGACATTGCTGAAGTCCTGCATAACCGTTCTTTCGGTTTTCATGTCGTAGTACGATAACCAATACTTATCATAGGTGCTTCGCGGGCGGGCAGGATCGACTTCGTCTTGCGTAGCACGGTTCATCAGTGCCTGCATCCTGTTGTACCCTTCAGGGTTTGCTTTGCGGTAGGCTCTGTAATCGTTATATAGCACATCCACAGGCTCGAAGGATTTACGCAGTGCGCCTGATGTTTGGTCGATTAAGACGTTTAACTCATCAGCGAAAGGTATTCTATCTTTAGCTAGCCGTGCCAAGTTGTTTACAGGCTGTACTGCGAGAACCCACTGTTTTAATTTACGAGGAGTGTTTTCGCTAACAAAGTCTCTTGCCTGTTCGTAACGACTTTTATCCTCCAACGGTACTGCTGTAACGTGTTTACGTAACAACTCGGTTGCACCTTTTGCGGTACGTCCCAGCAACAACATGTCAGGTACTGCTCGTGTATCTGGTGCTGGAGTAAGTAGCCCCATAACTAAACGGTCTATATCGTCGAGCGGTGATTCTGGAGGTTTCGGTTTAAACCCTAGCGCCTTGCGGAAAGCGCGCATGACTGCACTTGCAAACTTCTTCCACCCTGCCATTTTGCCGCCGTCTACACTCATAAGAGCTAGCGCTCTTTGGAACTCAGGATTACCGAACGCCTCTGCAACAAACTCGTCTAAGTTTTTCGTACCGTACACGTCGCCAAGTTGCGCTCTCGCCGCTTCAAGAAGTGCTTGCAACTGCTTAACTTCTGGTAAATTAGGGTTAGCTAAAGATGCTGAAGTAACCGCGTGAGCCATCTCGTGTAGAACAGTATGCACGTTCATACCATTGTTAGCGTCTATAAATATTGTGTTCGTTGCGGGACGGAACATACCAGCCGCTTTGCGCCCTACCATTGTAGATAGATCGCCAACTACTTGAACTTGTGTAGTACCAACAGTTTCGGCCAACTTACCTGCAATCTGACGGACACGCTTTACTGGGTTTGTAGCGGATATTGCATTGAGCGCGAACTGTAAGTCACCTCTTTGCAGTGCGTTCTGTATACTAGGTAGCAATGCTTGATCTAAACCATGCACCGGATCAGCAAGCAAGAAGCCCAAATCTCGTGAGTGTACATAGCCGTCATACAGACCCATAATTTCCTCGCCTGATATAACTGATTTAGCTTCAGGGTCGTACACTATTCTTGTAGTTTGCGGTAAGACGGTAGATACTTTATTATTTTCTCTAAGCTGAAGACCCGTGCCGATAAGATACGATTCAAACGCAGTGCGGCCTCTAACCGGTGTAGTTACGCGGAATAATTCCTCGCCTGACTTCAATGTAGTTGTTTTAACATCGCTAGCCATAGAACTGTCTAATGCAAGAGTTTTGTTTATCCGTTCGTTTGCAACTTTCAAACGTTCTGCAGCTGCGATTTCTTTTGCATCTTTGTTTTGCTGCTTTTTAAACGTCCTATCTATACTTTTCTGTATTGATTTAGCGGCATTGACCACGCCTATGTAGGCATCAGATGGATTAAACTTAGAAGTATCACGGTTAGCCATACGGCGGGCACGTATCATCTCTTGGATAGCACTGTCAGACATGTTTTCGTGAACCCAACGACGTGCGTTCATAGCCGCAGGCTGTGTAATACCACTATAGAAAGCGAAGTCCGCGGTCATGTCTTCGTCTTTTAATTCTTTAGCAGTTTTAATAACGTCACTTTCAGAGTCCGCGCCTTTTTTAAGGTTGTAGGCTTTAACGTAATCAAGTTTTTGAGTGTTTCTAGGGCCGATTGCAGCTACAGCACCAATTTCGGCGAGGGCATCAACGGGTCTACGGAAACGTTTAAAGAAACTTTTTGCTGCTTCGGCTTGTTTATCACCTTTAATAGCAGCGTCCGCTTTAGTTAGAAGTTCAATAATACCTTGTTTATCTACTGCAGTAGTAACTTCAGGCGCGGATAGCGCATTTATTTCTGTGTCGTGATACTCTCGAGCTTTATCTGAACGACGCCCATCTTCGAATAAAGCGTCGAGTTTTGCCTGAGCTTCTTGATTGCTCAAGTCTTCCATAGCTTGTAGCTCTTCTTGTGGTACTGCTTCCCCTTGAATTTCATTGGGGGGTATAGGAGCATATAGCTCTTCGTCTTGAAGGATTGGTCCACTTTTCTGGTTAAGGTCTTTATCATACTGATATTTAGCACCCGGTATAAGTTGTCCCGTAAGGGCTTCAACAGCTTCTGGGTCAACATCTTCGGCTTTATCTTGAATATCTACTTCAACGATCTCGTTGCCGAAATGTATGTTTCTGCCTCCTCCCGGAGCATTATTCTTATCGTTTAAAATCTCTACGGGGATAAGACCTACTCTGGGCTGAACCTCAAAAGTAACAGTTTCACTAGCATCGTCGCCAGCTTTCTTCTGATTCTTCCCTGTACCATAAGGTTCTAGGTGCACAAGTTTAGCTTTGTTGTCATCCGTAGCGGTAAACTGTACAGGAATTTCCTCGGTTTGAAATAAGCCGCCTATTTTACCAGCTTCCTCGACAGGCATGTATATAGTCCTGCTTACACGAGGCTGTATTCCTGCACCCTTACCATATTTTTTATCTCGTATTGTAGTCGCGTCGGGGTACAGATCGTAGATAGAACCTTTCTCTATACTACGCCCCTTTTTCAAAGTCCTAAATCTGCTTACAGGATCGTCTTCTTGTTGAGCTGCGGCTTCTTCTAGTGTATTGAACTTTGGTCCCGCTGGTCCTCTAAACTCAGGAGCATCTGCACTATTTGCTCCCAGTGCATCGGTGTAAGATGTTGGAGGTTTTTTGGAATTTCCACGTTTACCTGATCTATCTCCGCCCTCTCCCACGCGGACTCCACTACCCGAAATGCTTGCTCCAGCTCCTCCGTCTTTAAGTTCAGGTTGTCCATTAATCAAAGCCTCTATTTTAGCTGCTAAGTCAGGTTGTTGATTACGGATTATTGTATTTTTTGCGTAATTCTGCAAGAGTTCTTGTGTGTCTTTGTCGGCAATAGGCTTACCAAGTACTTTTTGACGGAATGGTGAGTTTTTAAGAACGCCTAAATTATTAAGTACTTCGTCGTCTATAACAGTAGGTGTAGGGGCAGATACCTCTTTAGGAGCATCGGATGCCACTGTAGGGACTGTGCTTCTACCTTCGCCAAACGCACCAAGTGTAGCTCGTGTACCACCACCGATTAGACCACCTGCAATAGCGGCTTCACGATACTCTGTAATGGCATCGTCACTATCAATAGGTAGCCCAGCTTGAGCGCGTTCTAGCATTTGCTGCCCGACTTCGGTCAAACTTTCAGTACCAGCGCCGCCTGTAGCACGAGAACCTGTACGGGTGAGTACGCCTTTCCAGCCTTCTTTAGTAGAACCAACCGGTTTTAGTAGTTTAAACCCACCTAGTAATAACTTGTCTGCAACACCTTCAAGTGCCGCTTGGCCGAAAGTAGCGGTCAGCGCATCGCCTACATCGACTCTATCTTTTTTACCCGCGGCTACTTCGTCTTCTTGACGTTGAATATTGTTACCAAACAGAATCGGCGCGGTTACAAGACCAGCAGCTGTAGCACCAACAACAAACGGTGCAGCTGCACCCAAAACAGGAGCCGCTACAGGAGCCGCTAGAGTACCTAACGCCGCCGCGCCAAGACCTAGACCTAGTTGTGTACCTTGCTCACCTACAACTTCACCTGCGTATGTCAACGCTGATCCAATACTATCAACATCGCTAGACTGCAATCGTTTAGGCTGTTCAAGAGATAAGCGTCCAAGTTGTTGACCAGCACGTTCTTCTACACCAGTGCCATACTTCTCAAGAAACCCAAGCCCAGTCTGCTCTCCGATAGTGCCGATAGTCTCACCAACAGCTTGCTTAACTTGTTGGAAACCGCGAGCACCACCACGACCTAACGCAGTGCCGTCATCCACGTATAACTCTTCACCGTACCTATCTTCGTATGCTTTAAGGTCTTCTTCCCTATCGCGCTGAAGAATCTGCGCTATTTTAGCAAACTCTGCGTCTGAAGGATTTTCTCCGGATATAGTAAAGTCGTAACCTTTACCCGTTTGGGAGTCTACGTATTGGAAAATACCCATTTATTTAGCCTATTTAGTTAAATCGTATGCAGTGTTTTTACTACCTGTAGTGTTAATGTTAATTCCAGCACTGCGGTACGCCTGATTTATAGCTCGTTCTAACTCAGCTATTTGGTCGTTTATTCTTTCACGAGCTACTTTGTCAGGGTCGTCTATTGCCCCACCTCGTAGAAATGGCATCTTTTTAGGTTCTTTAAGCATGCTACGTTCTTCCAGTAGGTTATCTACTCGTTTTTGTAGGTTTGTAACGTATGCTCCAGCGATAGGTTTGCGTGTGTTAGCCTTTGCTTTGGCTAAATCAATCGACGTTAAATCTTTATATGCAGATAGACCAGCTTGCCCTGCTTTGCCGAAATCACCTGTACTCATTAACGTAAGACCAGCTTGGGCTAGGGATAACCATTGGTTTTGATTTAACTTGCTAGCAGTAGACTTAAATGATTCGCCCTCTTTATCTAAGGCTTTAATCCCCGAAAGCTGATTCTTCTGCATCCTAGCTTCTTCTTTAGCACGTTTCTCTCTTTCTAGTTTAAGTTCAGCTGCTTCAGCATCGTCTTTCTTCTTCTGCATCTTAACTTCATAAGGGTTTGGCTGAGTGAACACCTCCGCTGCGGCACCCATAGCGTTACCTTGGCTCTCAGCTGCGTTGAATCTACCGATGTTATCTATGTTTTGATCGCGCTTCTTTTGCGCTCTTTCTTCCACGTCTATAAAATACTGGTCAAGTCCGCTGGGGTTATTCGGATCACGCATGAACCCACTAAAAGCAGATTGCCCTTCATATCTAGGGAATCCCTTAGAAGCACGGTCAAGAAAAGGGCCGACCCCTTCTGCTATTCTTTCTACAAAACCGGGATTTTCTGGGTCGCGTCCGTACCCACCATAGATAGAAGTGGCGTTGGGGTCTAAGATTTGACCTAAGCCCATGCCTCCTTGCACCTGCTGTCCGGGGTATGCTTTAGGAACAAAATTTGGAAAAGTAAGCGGCCCAGTCTTAACGGCATCGGGGTTATAGTCTGGTTGTTGAGGTAACAAACCCGGAGGTTGTGCATTTATACCCTGCGGGACTCCGTCTAGCTTAGTAGTTTCAATAACGCCCGGGCTATAGTCTGGTTGTAACTGCCCAGAGAACTTCATACCATAAGCACTTAAAGTCGTACCATTAGAATCTGCTGGGTTATATTCGCCGCCGGACTCTATAAACTGACGCATACCACTTTTACCACCTAAGTGAGCCATAGCCATGATGCTGTCGTCATTAATTAGCACCCCATTAATTGTTTGTCCCTTGTACTCATCCAAGCCCGTGTCATCCGCATAGTCCGAAATATCTTTCTGGTGCCATTGCACAACTTCTTCTTGTAATGCTGGACTATCTTTAAACTGCTCCATAGTAAAATCTTTACCTGTCGCGTCACGAAAGTCTGTAAGCCTAGCATCCCCAAACTGATACTTCCCAACATAACCCTCACTGTTCTGTGCGTTATATCCACCAAGTCCTTGGCTCTCGCTTTCTCCAAGGTTTGTTAACATGCTAGACGATAAAGACGCTGCAATACGAGCAAGTTCTTCTGGGTTGTCTTTGTACTGTTCGTATAGGGCTGGGTTACTTACTTTTAACCTTGCAATAGCATTCATATCGTCACCTGACACAAACCCACCGGGAGCTAGGCGCATAATGCCACCATCAGCCATACGTTGAGGTTGGTTAGGTTGTCCGGGTAGTTTCGATGCTTGTACGCTTGGTACACCTGTATTTTGTGTCATGTCTGTTTTAGGTGCTAGGGACTGTGCGACTTGTGCAATGCCTTGTTGTGGTACGCCCGCCGCAGATACGGCTTCTTGGGCAACAGTAGGTTGCATCAACCCTTCTTGTCGCTGTGCGTCTGACCGCATACGCTTTCGACGCTCAATCTCACTCAACACCATGAACTGAGGCGCAGAACCCGAAGGCATCTGCATTTCTTTTATCAGTTGAGCTTCAGAGAAGTTCTTTAGCTTATCTTGGGTGTCGATCATATTGAGCATTATGCGAAAGCCTTATATAGAGATAGTCCAGTTAAACCTGCACCAACCGCTTGCTGTACCGCACCGGGTTGTTGTCTAGGAGTAGTTGTAGTGCTTGTTCCTGAAGTTGAGCCTGTTGCTGCGATAGGCATACCGGATAGAATACCCGTCATGTTACCAATCTGCTCACGAGTGTAGCCTTGCTGTTCAAGGAAGTTAGCGTAATCCAAATCAAGCTGTGCCTGATCTCCAGCCTGTTCGGCTTGGCCAACACCTTCAAGCAACTGTGTGTCTTGAATAGCTGTCTGACGCTCTAACTCACCTAGACGAGCGAGCTCTGTACCCATACCGGCACCGGCTCTAAGTGCGGCAAGTCCTTGCCCTGCACCGAATTGACTAGCTGCTTCTTGACCTGTTTGTACTCGTCCAAGTTCAGCGGCGCGTCGTTGCTCTGCGGTCATCTGTGCGGCTCTATCGGCACCGAACTGTTTAGCCGCGGCGTCAAACGCACTCTGCGAGCCTTTGGCTTGGATGTTAGCCAACTGGCCTAGTAGCTGTTCTTCTGCTAGACCTTGTTGTACTGCTTGACGTGACCCACCGAAAGCACCAGCTTGAACTGCCTTAGCATCTCGAGCGCCCTGTAAACGATTGAAGTCTGTGATAGCTGCTTCTTTTTGTTGGTCTGTTACTAACTGTTGATACGGAGACATGTACTGAGATACGTTGTCACCAGTAAACATAGCTGGATCAGAGTAGGCAAACTGTGAATAGTCGCCACCACCGTAGTTACCAAGCTCAGTAGCACGATCCATTCCTGCAGTAGCATAATCTTGTGCCGCTCCAAGTCCGGGGATTCCAGAACCCACGAGCCCTTCAACCATCTCCCGAGACCTAGTTACATTCGGATCGGTTGCCGCTAGGCGTTCTCCAGTGTAGGCTTCATAGGGTTTGTTAAACTCTGCCTCTGCTTTAGCTATGTTGCGCTCAAAGTAAGGCTTCGCCCATTCTGGCAAGTCTGACTGAGTAGTTGTCTGCCCAGTAGTTTGATCGTATACAGTTTTACTGCCACCACACATAATTTAGCTCCTTACGCTGTTCTAGCTGCAAGCTCGCGTATAACACGCGGTGCATCGTTTTCGGCTTCGTTTATAGTGTCGAGAAACCCGCCACCGTATTTCTTTTCAAGTGCATCTGCGGTCTTTTTACGAAGCACAAACTCTCCATCTGCAAGCAACACATCCTGCTGACCTTCAAGAGACGCAGGCACTTTATCGTCAACACCAGAACCATCACCCGGCCCGTTGACTTCACCAGCTTCGCCGTTAGCGAAACGCTCTATTGTATCGTCTAGTTCGCCAGACTGTACTGCCTCAACTAAGTTTTTAAGAGCTTCTTCACCGTAAGTAGCTAAGAATTTACCTAACGCAACGGATGCTTCCTCTTTAGACATCTCACCTTTTACAGCCATAACTGCATCGACTATATCAGTCTTCTCATTACCACCCTCTTGCGGAACAGCTGCAATACCTTCTTGTGGGGCTTGCTCAAGCTCACCACCTTCGGCAAAACCTCTCGTAAGGTTTTGTGGGAAAGGGCTTTGAATCTTGTCGTAACCTTCGGGCATCCCTAGTTGGCCGGGCCCTCCTTGGTGTAGACCGGGTCTAGGTTGCGCCATCATCAGATTCCCGAGTCCACCTTGACCAAACGTCTGCCGTTCTTTCATGTTGACTTCTTCTAGGAAATTATCCTTCTTTTGCTCAAAGCCAGAATCGCCGTATTCACCCTCTAGGTAGTTACCGTACTGCTGTAAAGGCTCGCTATACGCAGGTCGTCGCATTTTAAAATCAGCAAACGTATCAATTTTTGGGTATCCACCCATAGCCATACCTGTAACTTGGCTTTGTTGGTACTCAAGCAACTGTTGATAGCTTGGGTTGATTAGGAATCTAGGAGACATCGGATCATCAGGATCGTAATCAGGATTTGGAATCGGCTGAAACGCACCCTCTGCAGCTGCCGTACTCATATCGGACATAGCCGACCCCGCGGGGGCAACCGCTGTAGGTGTAGTTACTGTTTGCCTAACTCTATCGTCGTTATTGTCAGAACCATCTGCCATAGACCGCCCAGCTTCAACAGCTCTATTCTTTTGTTCAAGCATGTACTTTGATCGTTCTTCGGCAGTTTCAAATTGTGGCCCTGCAAAAAAGCCTCCGGGTTGGAACATACCTTTAAAACCACCATCGTTTGTTGTGCCGTACTGTACACCTTTAGTATATGTGCTTGGGTCTGTAAAACCACCCGGGGTTACACCTGCAATACCTGTAGCGCCTTGTATAGCATTGCCGAAGCGATCACTTACTGTGCCACTACCAACGTTTGTATTTACTGCAGAAACGTTTCTTCTGTCCCTGTTACCATCACCACCACCGGAGAATAAAGCGTTTCGCGCCATATTCCCGCCTATACCAGCAGCTATGCCGGGTAGCCCCCCAGTCAGCCCACCAAAAACAGCAGACATAACTAGACCATCGTTGTATTTTTTAGTTTCGCTTTTAGGTACAAAGAACGATCCCGTGTCATCACTATTGCGTACAAGGATATTCCTGTCTCGCTCTTCGTTAGGGTTTGAAGATACAGGCGTATAAGTATTCCTAGCCCTATCGGCAGTTAACACGCCGTCTCGATACGAAAACCCGTCATTCGGGGTGATAGCGTTGGCTAACTTTTCTCCAGCACTGTTGCCAGAACCTTTTTTCTTATCATTATCTTTATTGTTTGATCCGCCTAAGTCACCGCCGCCACACATGTAAAAACCCTTTTTCTTAAACTTGTTGTGTTATTCTACTACACGTTGCTTATAATTTCCACCCACAACATTATATCCTAACTTTTGTAACATTGCACCGGTTTTGCCGGCACTTAAACCACTAGAAACACCCATGTATATCTCAGCAGCTTTACGCTCTTTAGCCCACTTTTCAAAGGCTCGTAGCAACTGCAGTCCAACGCGAGAACCTCTGCTTTGTGTAGACACATACCACACTGTGTCGGATGCTATCAAGTCAGTACCGAAATAATGTTCACCTATAGACCCAAGAAGAATACTATTAGGTACGCCATTAGCAGTGCCAATATACGCAAAGCGCGTATCTGGGTTAGTCATAAAGTCATATATTAATCGGCCACACTTATCTGGGTCGTAGTTAAAATGCCTATAAACACTTTCTTGGTGCATCTGATAGCCAAGATCAATAGCCGCAGGTACATCTTCTGGTTCTATAGGACGTATAGGCATCTAGCTTAACCACCCATATATCTTATTAGTCTGCTCTATACGGTCGTCTAGTCCGTGATACCCACCATTAACACGCTTAGTAATCCGCTTGATTACATCCTCGGTTACACCTTCGTCGGCGATATCAAAGAGTTTGTTCTTTTTAAAGAACCACAACGCTGTCTCGAACGCATAGTCTGTAGCAGCTAGGTCAGGGTCAGTCATTACATCAGGTAAGCCCATATCACTAGAGAAAGAACGGTAATTTGCCTTGCCGGTTAATTGTAAAAATCCTCGACCGATGAAATCTTTAGCATCTTGCTCCGTGAGGTTTCCAAGTGATTCTCGCAAATACACTTTTCCTGCAATCTTACTAGGCTGTCTTTCGTACTCTTTGGCTTCCTCTTCCGTAAATCTACTAGGCCAAGTCCGCATAAGAGCTTCCCAACCGTAGTTTAGGTTTTCTCGGCAAAGTCTAAATCCCCCGCTTTCGTGTGCGGCTTGCCCCAGTAAGTGTGCCCCGTGTTCAGGGGACAACTCGTAGTGAGATACAATAGCACGGGCTGTATTTGGTCCGAAGCCTCCGTCGGGTGTAACCCCGCATCTCTCCTGCAGTAGTTTTAAAGAGTCACTCATTTTGTAATTCCTTGTTTCTTCTCGTAGCTGCGGAGACCGCCCAATCCTAACATTCCCATCATAACAGTCATCAAACTACCCATATCAAACTCTGGTAGCTCGGGAATGTCAACGCCAGCGGCGGTTACGCCAAACACTATAAGCGGCTGTAAAACGAAGTGGTATGCAAACGCTACACCGCATACCCAGCCAATGAAGGGCCTCCAGCCGCCCTTAAATAAAGACCCCGATGCAGCTTCAGCTTTGTTTATTTCTAATTGCCCCATTAAGGCTTGCTGGGCATGATTATCGGACATTGTTGCGATCTCGTGGGCTAACTTAGCCTTTTGATCTTTGTCCTCAATAACTTTGTCTAGTAGCCCAGTAACAGGCCCTACCAAATTACTTACTAAACTCATCATTAGTTATTTTCCTTCCCTTTTGTGTAGGCTTCCTTGCCATAGAAGGCGGCAACAATAGCAGCTACAGAAACAAAATACACACCAGCGATAGAAGCTAGCGACTTCATGGCTTCGTCAAGACTAGCCAAGTTACAGATAATTATTGCGAAAGGGTACAACAACATGCCGAATAATGCAAACCATGCCATCTGTCTTTGGGCATCTCTTTGAGCATCCTCATCAGCCATTTTTAGACGTTTGTCTTCTAATGCTAACTTATCCCATTCGGCTTGGTCTATTGTACCGCTACCATCTAAATCGGCTTTGTCAAATTCTGTCATATTAATCTCCTAATCTGCAAGGGGGTTATCTAATGCCCGCTGTAGTTTACCCATTAATTTATCTTCTAATTCTTTCATATCACCGCTTTGCGATACTCTAACACGTTCTCGTTGATTTTCAAATCGTACTTCTGCATTGTCTATCATCTTGCGAACTTTGTCCTCAGACTCTCGCACCATATCTTCCACACGATCTGTTTGCTTCTCTATACTCAATATATCCGACCGCAACCCGTTCTTAATGTCACGACTGTACTCTACCGATTCTTCAACCTTCTCTGCGATACCCGTGACTTTTGCATCCATAACATCCATCGCTTGTTGATAAGCTCCAAGGTCTAGACCTGCGACCTCTTCGATCTTTTGGTACATTACGAACCCGCCATACAAGCCACCTACAACTGTAGACAAGAAAGCAAATATAGCCATGATTGAACCGAATGACAGCTTCATACCACCGGTCTTAAACTCACGATCTGCAAGCCCATCAATGTTATCCGCTATCTTGGTAGTATCCATTAGTTCTCAAACTCCATTTCGCCACCAGCGCTTTGTAAATTTTTTAGTTCTTCTAACTCATTACGTAGTTGTTGTATCTCTAACCTACGTTGTGCTAACTCTACTTGGTATAAATCATCACAATTAATTCGAGACTTAGGTTTATCCAAGGGTATAACAATACGTGCGTATACGCCTATATCCTTGCCTCTGCTGTTTGTGTCTAAGCCTGACAACACACCTGTCACGCCATACTCTAAGTTTATACCCCCACCTACAGCATTACTGCATCTCATATTCCCTGTGGAAAAACTGTCTGATTGGTAGTTCATTGGCGGGTTGGGCAGTGATAAAGATAAAGCGCTGTTATCTGCTACCGCAGAACTAGCTAATATACAAAAAACTAACGCTAACCTCATGCTGGTTCTCCATCTAGTCTTGAGCATATCTTAGAAGAAACGAGTGTTCTAGATACATTAGTTTTCCTTACTTTTGACGTAGTGCACAGATATACCGCTTCTGGTAAATCTCTTTTTCTTATATATACATCAAAAGCCCTATGTTCTTTGTAATCAACCTTCATAATCCTATACGTTGTAGAGAAAGGTATAGGCATCCAATTTAAGTCAAACAAATCAATCTGATAATACTTTATCTCTTCCCTAGAATTAAAGAGAGACATCTCTACCTTGAGTACATTTTTAACGTGAGACATCTTTACTTCTGGGTAAGCAGGCGTCATTTCATGCGCTGTTACATAAGACGCCCAAACCAAAAAAGCTATAATTGTCTTACTTAGCAACACAACTTGCCTGCACTACCGCAGTGTAAGTGCCGCCCGGTAATGGTTTAGCTGAACCATAAACAGCACTTGAAGATGTAGAGAACCACGTAGACCCTGCGATAGTTAAGTCGAAAATTGTGGTATCATCTACTACAACTTTGGCAGCTTCATATCCTGACATACTAGCGTCGGATGTTTGAGTTACGCTTGTGCTACCTGTCCATGCAACTGTATCTGATAAAGATGGGGATGAACTAAACGATGTTGGGTGTTTTATGTTAGCTGTATAAGAATCTGCAATAGACACATCATACCTAATTACAGGCAATATACCTCCGTCAGAAGTGGTGGTGCTCAACTTACTAGCAATCGGGTTTCCGTACACGCCATTCTTAGTTGTTTGAATGACACATTTAGCTTCTACACTACCTGTAATCTCAACATCAGCTAGTGCAGGGAGTGCGCACAGTGAAAGTGCCATAATAGAATATTTCATAATAAACCTCATTTGTTGTACTGCATGTCGACCATCTTCTCGTGCAGTATTTGTTGTGCTAAGTTATTACGCAAGGCTTTCTTGTTATCAAGTATTTTTGAATCAGCAAGACCAGCAGCGTCAGCATAAACACCACCATTAATAGATGCATTGTAGTACATGGTTATATTAGTCTGTTCATTAATAGCCATGATAATATCATCTTGTCCTTGTGTCTTAAAGAGAGTCAACGCATTGGCAGATGCAGTTAAACCCATTTCAATTCTAGTTTCTTCTTCTTCCTCTTCTTCAGATAGAATAAGTTTGCCATCTTCATCATACTGAAACTCATCTACTTCTAACGTCTCAACAACAGCGTCATCTTCTAGCGCATCATACACTTCTATCACAGGAAGAACAGGCATGGGCTTTACATACCCCGGACAGTTAGGGTTGGACTGTGGGTCAAAACACTCGTCGACCCTATAGCTATATATAACCACAGCATCTTTGACCGAACCCTCCCCTTCAATGTCAATCGAACCTGCACCCCATTGGGTAGCTGGAATGTTAGAAAGGGGAAAGGATTTAACGATTGTGTTGCCGGGAACTCCCGACCAGTCGTCGGTTTCTCGAAAGATATAACCATCTCCGTTAGCGTTTTTATTACCGACATGAACTTTCATATCGTCTTCCGGGTTCTTCACAGTAGTATATCTATACAGGAGACCGTTTATATCAATTCCCGGAACATCGGGTAAGACAGAACCCATCCCCCAACTCAGTGCTGTGGACGCCGCGTTCCCTGTTGCCCCGTAGCTATAGGGATCACAAGAAGAGTAAGAAGGCCAAAGTGCTAATAATAACACTAAGACCTGTTTTTGTTTCAATGTTTTCATTGAAAATCTTCCTCATTGGATTGTTCTGTTCACGCTCAATAGTTTCCTTAACAGCTTCCATTTCCCATGCTAGCCTAGCTTTATCGCCCACCAACCCATCCTTGGGGCAGGGCGTCCCAGCATTGAGCATGGCTTCAAACACTCTTTCGTCTTGACACATTACGGATACCGCTGCCACTTTCATCCCCATATCGTACATGGTTTTCGCGTTCTTTAATTTTTCACAATTCATGTCTCGAACGGTTCTACCCGCAGAGATACCTAGTATTTGCGTCTGCACCGCCCCCGCGACACCTACAGTGCATAGGTCAGAGTTGCTTGCGCTAATCTGCGGAGAAATCGCAGAAGGCGGCGGACTTTTAACAGTAGTGTCCATCGAACCATTAGAAGTTATAGTACTGTTAGTATCAGTCCGAATTGTATCATCAGCAAATACATAGTTACCTATAGCAAGACCTGCAATAAAGAAGAGTACCGCTATAAGTAAACGTATCATTGTCGCTCCACTAACCTATCTAGCTTCTCTTCTATCTTATCAAACTTACTCATTATTTGACCTAACACTTGGTTAGAATCGTACTTAGTGACGTACTCTTTAGCTAATTCTTCACGAGTCCTATTAAGCAGGATAGTAACACGCTTCACTTCTTCGTGGTGAGACTTAATCCACCACACTAAAAAACCGCCGCCAGCGGTTAGCCCAATATTCCAAATTGCGGCCATCTCCACTAGAATACGCCCCCACCAGCAGGTTTCGGCGCAGTGATTGGCACAGATACGTCTTTACGTTCAGGTGTTGTTTTATCAGTCATACTACTATCCTTAATTCTCCAGTTGCGGTCTTATATACATCATTAACTGCCAAACCACCAGACACAGCTGCAGCGTTGTTTGCGTAGACGGAAAGTCCAGTTAAATTGAGTGTACTAGCTCTGCTCGGGCCGGGGTTCTGCTGCTGTTGAGCATATAGGGCAAACGCCCTTGTAACCTGCGCCATGTAGGACTGCGTATATTCTTGAGGAGCATCGGCGAAGAATGGTATTGTTGTTTGTTGGGACATTACCGCCTCCCATCTGTGCGCATATCTGCGCGTGGTGTACCAAGTCTCCACTGCGTTCCAAGAGTATTCGAGGAAACTTTCAAAGCCATAGACCGACCGCGTAAGCGGAAGAACAACTGCTCTGTAAACTGCTCAACAGGTGCTGTAGCAGACCGCACTGCCACACCTGAGTTTGTCTGGTCAAAGTTGGCTCCGGGGAAGTCTCTCGCACTTACTTCAAACGTAGCACTGGGGGTAGATGTAGAATTTCGGAATGTCAGGTCTGGTAGAACTCTTGACACAAACATAAACTGATCCCCGTCCCCCATGTCTATAGCGCTAGATTCTATATAACTGCTTATTGGGCTAGGTGGGTTGGTGCTGCCATCGTCTACACCGTTTTCTTGGAAATATATGTATCCATCGGGTGAAGCCGCGATAGGTAAGTTAGAAACAGCATTATCGAACCACGCAGTGCGGGCAAGAGTTCCGTAGTACCAGCTTTTTTCAACGTAGTTATACACGACGTAGCTGTCGTTTGTTTGGCTAGTAGCCGAAGGGTAGAACCACCATATCTCATTAAACTTACTATTGGCTGCAGCAGTGACTTTAGACCGTTGTGCAGTGTTCATGTTGTCAAATACGTATTCTTCTATAGGGCAGGGTATAGGTTGTACGTTACCGTCATACTTGTAGAATACTTGATCACCCATCCAATACACTGCGTCCCCGAAAGCAACAGCGGCGTTTTGGCCCGCGATAGATGTGTTTGTGGAGACTTCAGTAAGTCCAAAAGTAAACGGAGCGCCAATAAATTGCATCGAAGACACGGAACGATCCGTAAAGATTATAACTTGCTGTTTTGTTTGTACTGCGGCTATAATTTCAGAGCCTGTACCTATACGTAGTTCTCCAGCGGTGTTAGTTGATGTCGCCGCCCAGTCAGTAAAACTTTCTTGATCTGAAAACCGTATTGTAAGTGGGTCTAGTACGCCGGGATCGCCTTGTGGATCACAGCCAAATGCAATGACATGTCTATCTCGTTCAGAAACAAGGACAATGTTAGCAACTTGAGGTTGGTTGTTCCCACTTAAACTAGTTATATCTACAGCACGAGAAGAAGTACCTGCAGAAGTATCCCAGTAGTAGATACCCCCACCTCGAGCGTTTGCTAATAAATCTTCTCCGAAGTTGTCCATAGACCATAAACGAAGTTGTGCACCCGGAACTGTTACGTCCGCTGGAGAGTTCCATGTACCACGCCCCCAAACACCTGCACCCCATCCACTACCGGACGCAGGGGATTCTAAACCTGTGTTTATTTGATACGCACCTACTACGGAACTACCACCATTACCTGTGTCTGAAGAATTAGCCGTAGCGGTAGCAGTTATAGTGTAAGAGTTAGCGTCGATTATTGCAGTAACCTGATATTCTTTATTCAACACCGCGGCGGTTATAGCTCCCCCAAGGCTGACAGCCCCTGAAAACGTAACGAAATCATTTAAAAAGACGGCGTTGCTTGCATCTGACACAGTAATTGTAGAAGAGCCGTTTGTAGCCGCAAAGGTAACATCCCCTGCAGAAGTAGTTTGTCTGATAGGCGTAATGTCTACAGGGCTATTACCGTCTAAAACATATAGTTTTAAATTAGTACCCGCTGCAACAAACCTTGTACCTGCTAAAGAAGTCCACGCATGTAGATCGCGGCAGATTCCCAACATAGCTGTGTTTGTGTACTGAGTCCAACCACCAATAGTTTCGGGGAAACCTAAACGAAAACGTATTTTATCCCCGTCACGCCAACCACCTTCGTTAGTGTAATCGGTTGTATCTCGTACAATTCCGGGGCGAAATTGGAGTTTTTGTAGTGGCATTATAAACCTCCAATGAGATAGTTACGAAATAGTTCCATTAGTAGTTAAGTCACCCAAGGCTGTTAGATTGCCGGAGCTATCTACGCGAAGGACATTTGTGCCGTTATAGGCAAAAGTTAAGTTTGTCCCCGCCGCTGTTACTGTCCAGCTTTGCGTTCCGCCTGTTATCGTAATAGCAGAGCCAAGCGTAGGTGTTGTGAGCGTAGGGTTTGAAGAAGGCGCTTTAGCATTAAGCTGTGTTTGTACGTTGGATGTAACGCCATCGACGTAATTAATTTCAGCCGTCGTAGCTGTAATACCATCGAGAACATCAAACTCAGAAGTTGTAACCCCTGTCGCTCGTAAATCTTTAGCGTAGTTTAAATCGTTAACGTCACCCGTAAACCCATCGAGTTTATTAAGTTCTGCCGACGTAGAAGTTACAGTTACACCCCCTACTATTAACGCGCCAAGATCTAAAGAACCTGTAATATCTACAACAGCTGCACCAGAACCTGCACCGTCACAATATATAATTTTAGTTGTGTTCGCTAACACGCTGACGTTTGCCCCAGAACCTTGAGTAAATGTGGCTGTCTGCCCAGTACCGTTCTTAACAATATATATGTGCTGCCCATCGTTTGGGCTCACAGTCACCGTGTTAGTTCCAGAAGGAGACCCTCCCAGTACGAGGACTTTGTATTGCCCGTCAGAAACCGTGCCATCAGTAGTAGTCAGTGTATGGGTTGTGCCGGAAAGAGTAATTGAACCGACTCCGTTAGTCAGTCGATCTATAATACTCATGTTATCGTTTACGGTGTTGCCCCATGTAGCGGACTGTTCTCCGCTGGCTGGAAGCTCAATGCCACCATTGTCTGTATATGTACTAGGCATTATCCATCCTTACGCTGCTATTCTTGTCCATATTGTACCGGGATCAGGCTTAATCCTACCCCATACAAGTGCTTGTCCAACGGTTCCTGTAGCTGATACCCCAGTAGTAGTTACCAATGCTGCGGCCGTCGTTGTTACAGAGCCTACACTACCTGTAGCAAAAACTCCAGTAGCAACCACACCTGCACCTGCTTGGCCTTGTACCGTGCCCACAGACATAGTTCCAGCTACGCCTGTTATGGAGAACGTAGCATTAGAAGTAGTAGAAACACTCGGAGTATTCGTAGTGCCCACAAGACCCGTAGGGCTAATAACCGAGGCGTTTATAACAGTAACGGTGCCCGGCGACCCAATAGCCGCAACGCCTGTAAGTGTAAGCTCTAAGTCTGTAGAAGCTATAACTGTACCTAGACCACTTACCATAACGTTTGGAGATGTGATTACAGGTGTACCGCCAGCGTCTACTGCCACGCCACTGATTACTGCGGAGCCTTGTACAGAGCCGAGAGTTAGCCCACTTTGATTCCCCGTAACTGATACCGTACCAACAGCCGAAGTCCCCACAACCCCCGTAGGTATAAACAGCTGCTCACCACTACCTACATCGGAGAAGGCCGCGGCTGAATATGGGGAAAAGCCTAACATGTTATACTATGTATCCTAAGTTTAAACTGCTGTGACTATAACATATTTTTATGGTATTTAACAATATCTGCCGCCTTTTGTCATTTTTATTCAGATTGTATTAGTTTTATTAGCTTCGGCTTTAGTTTTGATTTTGTAAACAATTCATATAGCTTGGCTAACTTAGTGTTTTTTATGTAATTTTTTGTGGTAACTGTAGCTTTCATAATAGAAGTAATTTCACTTGTCATAAGGAAACGCTTTAATTTTATCTTATTATCTGTATGAAATTTTATGTAGAATAATGGATCACCTCTTCTAACTTTAAAATCTACTTTGTCTTTATTAAAAACAGCAAGATGAATAGGTCTAAACCACTTTGCACAATCAAAAGAACCTGTAACTATTGGAAATTTAGATACTTCTGTTTTATGGTAATTAGCAGGCTGTATACTAATGGGTAACGAATTATTATTGCTTATTACACAAAGACCAAAACCAGACAGTAGTTGGTAAATTGTAGGCACGTCAGTGTTATTTATAAGCAAATTAAATTCTGATTGGCTATTTATATTCACCCCATCTATAGTATATAAACGCTCATCTTCTGTATAGTTAACATCAAAAGAAATAGGTGATCTATAAATAAAAGTATTTTTTAATTCCTTTTGTAAAGCGTAGCAGTTTAAGATATGTTTTGTATCAATGTCATCCCCATACTTTTTGTGTAAATTAGGTAACAAAGGCTCTAAGTCAATGTTAACAATTTCAGAAACTAGATTTGGGCTTTCATTAATACCACACATACCACTAAATGCGTAATATACAATATGGCTTTTATTTAGCATCTACTCTGGCTTTGTAGGCCAAGTAATTGAAGTTGGAAAGCCTGATTGCTGTGGTACATTAAGTAAATCAGTGCGGTACTGTGTCCACTCCGCTTGTTTAGAAGCTGTTAAATCGCCCCAAATTAAAACATTACTAACTAATGGGTCTACACAATGTATTAAGTGTAAATCTCTTACCTGTCTTACTTCTTCTTCTTTAGACATGATAGCCTCCTTTAATAATAAATTCTTACAGAACCAGAACCGCCAGCATATGAGCCACTAGCTAGTCCACCACCACCGCCGCCTCCAGGGACACTACCAACCGCAGTATACGCACCGCCATTGCCGCCGTATGTAGAAGTCGCAGGAAAAGCCTGACCATAGTACCAGCCACCACCGCCTGCACCGCCAAATACGCTACCATTCGATGTCCCACCACTGGAATATCTTGAACTACCACCATTAACATCTGTTGATAAAGGGATAGCGTTCGGAAAACCCGATTGTTCTGCAAGTCTAAACCCTCCGAGTGCGTCAAAGGAGCTACTTTGTTGTCCACTCCCGGCTAGTCCGCCATCAGCAGTGAAGGAATTTCCACCCATAGATATGCTAGTGTCTCCCCCGGCATTACCTTGTGAGGAAACTGCTGCACCAGCGCCACCAGCGCCAACAGTAATTGTTACTCCAGAAGTTATTTCACTACCAAGTATGCAGACTATATACGCCGCCGCACCATGCCCTCCTTGGCTGAAGTTAGCGCCCCAGTTATACCCGCTTCCCCCACCGCCTACTAGGTAAAAAGTAACCCAGTCGTTGTCACCAACAGAACCCGGCTTATTCCAAGTTGTACTAGAAGTGTAAGTTGTTTGTGGGCTACCCCAAGTTGGAACTGTATATAACTCCGGACCGCCACCAACACCAGCCGCCGTGATAGAGGCCGCCGTAGTAGAGTCCACAGACGCAATATTCTGTAAAGCCCTACTATCATTAATAACAGTAGTATTACTTACTTTTATAGCCATCTTCGTATTCCTTTACTATTAGCCGTTAAGTTTTTGTTTTAGCTCGTCAATTTGAGCTTGTTGTTCTTTGATTGCTTCGATTAACAAACCAACCATGTTGCCATACTGTACTGATAGAAGACCTTCAGCACCTTCTTGAACTAGCTCGGGCATAACTTTTTGTACCTCTTGAGCTATAACACCTGAAGACTTCTCGTCAGTTGCTTTAAGAGTAAATGAATACCCACCCAACTGTTGAACCTTATCCAAAGCACCTGTAATCGGCGTTATGTCTTCTTTAGCACGTTCGTCTGAAGTGGTATTAACCGTACCTGCATTAACCGTAGTCACCGTTATCGTACTATCCAGATTGAGTGTAACTCCACCACTAGACCCACCACCATTAAGGTTTGTCCCAGCAGTAACACCTGTGATATCACCAGTGTTTGTCGTGTATCCAGCACCATTAGTTAACTGATTGTTGTTTGTGATGTAGTTAGCGTTTGTTGCTCCAGTATAGCCTAAGTTAGCTAAAGTCAGGGTGTGAGAGCCAAGACCTGTGACGTGTCCGTATGTGTCAAGCGTAACGTCTTGGATGACTGTAGCACCAGAGTTATTAACGCTGCTTTGTGAAGATGTATCCGAGTGGCTTAGTGTTACATTACCAGTGCCGCCGCCTGATAACCCAGAACCTGCGGTAACTGTCTGGTCTGCTGTAGCTCCAGTCTCAATACCATCTAACTTAGAGCCGTCTGTAGCTACGTCACGCCCATCGAAAGTCGAGTTGGTTGTAATGGCACCTGTCATAGCCCCACCGGCTTTTGGTAAAGCGGCGTCAGCCGTAGCACCTTGAGCGGCTGTAGCATATGCGGAAGCTGCGGTAGTAGCGGCTGTACCTAAACCTAAAGTTGATCTAGCTGCAGCGGCGTCCGCGTCATCAACTAATGTCTTACCATACGCACTGATAGTTGTATTAGCAGGTAGTGACAAAGTCTTAATATCAGCGTCAACTTCAGAATCCATCAAGGCTCCTGCGGCAGTGACATTAGCTGTGTCTGTCTGATCTGCACCGGACTCTATACCATCTAGTTTAGAGCCGTCTGTAGCTACGTCACGGCCGTCGAAAGTGCTGTTAGTAGTAATCGCTCCGGTCATAGCTCCACCAGATAGCGCCAGTGTTGTTGTCTCATTAGCGAGCACAATCCAGTTTCCAGCGTGTGCGTAATATCCTTTACCCGTTCCATGAACGTGAGCAAACATACCGTGATAGGTAGACGCGCTTGGTAAGTCTGATACTTGGGAATAAACATTCGCAAATAAGACTTTGTTCCCATTACCATCTATATCACCGGACATAGTGCCGCCAGACAAGTTCAACTTAGTTGATAAATCTACCGCTGACCAAGCGTAATCGCTACCATTCCAGCCAAGATACTGCCCACTGCTTGCACCGCTGACATTTACATGGGAATCCACTAGTGGGTTTACGTTACCCGCGTCTGTCACGTTTGCACCGTCTTCTACATTTAGTGCAGATAACAAGCCGCTTTTTGTTACAGACCCAGTTAAACCTACAACGGCTTGGACGGCGTCTGTCTGGTCGTGTTTCGACCAATTACTCGCATAAGTAGAAGTAGACGCATTATCTGTAGTAGCAACGATGTTGTCTCCTACTGTAAACGATATACCATCAACAGTACCTGCCCCTGAAACGTAATAGAACCAGCCCGTCTGAGCAGAGCCCCCACCGGGGAAACTACCTGAACCTGCGTTCCAGTCACCTTTATAGACCATACCGTTTTCAAGTGCGGCAATATCAGTTTCCATTTGATCAAGATCGACGGCCTGTGTAACCGTAACAAAGTCTAACTTAGTTCCATCAGCGGCTACGTCACGACCATCTACTGTACCGCCCACAACTAAGTTGTTGCCAATGGTTACATTGTTGCTCGCATCCTCAACTACAGCTTTATCTGCTGGGTATGTAAGAAATATATTCTTTGTTCCTATACCCCAATTAACCGCATTGTTAGAGTTAGATGAAGCGAACACCGATGTGCGGGTAATGGTTCCCCCACTAGAAGCATAAGTCCCAAGACCTACCTCGTAATCTGCGTTATCAGTAATTGAGTAGTATACAGTATCCGCGTTAGACACAACGGAAGCAAATGTTTGGAAACCTGCAACCGCGCCTCCCAGAGTATAAGCCCCAGTCCCCGTAGAATTAGTGGTTTCTTGTACGCGATCGGCGACGATTAAGGCCATAGGGCAACCCCTTTGTTTTTAAGCGATTCGAATAATAGCGTTCGAAGCGTCCGCTGTTGGGAACTGAATAGTAAATGTACCAGTAGTCGAAGTCTTGTCTGCACCGAAGTCCAGAACCGCAACTGTTGGATCGCCAGCAGCAGTGTCGTTATATATCAACGCGCCACGAGCTGTAATTGTAGCAGATGTAAACGCAAGGTCAGCAAAGTCTGTTAACCCTGTTGTTCCTGAAGATGTCGGTGTCACGTTTGTAAGTGTACCCCCACCAGCGCTGTACGAACCCGAGTTAGATACTTCGTTTGCAGAAGTATACGCAGTAGTAGCTGCAGTAAACGATGCACTGTTAGTATACAGAGCAAGTTTGAATGTATTGCCTGAAGAGGCAGTGAAGTTGTGCGTACCTTGAAGAAGTTCTTTCTTGAACGATGTACACATGAAGTTACCTGAAAAGGCCATTTAAAGTCTCCTAAGTTGATTTGCGAGGTCAGGAAACCCAGCCTCTTGTAGTTTTACGCATGTAGTTGCGCGGTCTTCCTTAACCGCTACTTTAATATAATGCGCGATAATTTGCAACATCTGCGATTTATACGCTTCTGCTTGCAATCGTATCTCGGGCGGGGCAGAAGTAGACACACTCATTAGCTTGTCTACACACATTTCCGCTACAGAATCAGGACTATGCCCTCCTTTGTTAGCGGTATGTACTTTTATGGCGTCAAAGCCAAAATCCATTTCAACTTGCATCAAAGTCTCCCATCTCTGTACTCGTCTGTCGAGCTACGTATTTGAACCCCGGTAAGCTGTCCAAGAGCTTCGTCGTAACGAGTAGTATATAATTGGATGAGGTCGGCCTCACCCTTCATGTATGTATATGCCTCAATCAAAGAACCATAAAGTAGAGCAGATTCGGCGTTGTCGCCATACCAAGATGTTCCTGCGGTAACGATTGAAGCCGGATCGTAGTAGTAATGTAACTCAACTGTGTAGGCGTCGTCAGGTGTTGGACCAAGAATAAAGTTACCTTGTTCCCCTTCATAGTCTCCGTCAAACTGAGCGTAATATTTTGGTAATGCAGAAGTACTCGCTGAAGGATAGGCTTCACGAATAAAGTTCACATCCTTATCAATAAGGAACGAATAATCCCCAGACGAATCTATAACAGCTAAAGAAAACACAGAGAGAAAATCAGCAGGTCGCGCTAAGTATACACTGCCATTAGAAGTAATTCCCGTAACATTTTTACGTAGTTCAGGCACCATGATAGATCGGTTAAGGCGTTCTTCTGACTGCCTAACGAACGTAGGAATGTTAGAGACAAAGCTCGTCTCCTCATTCTGTGTATAGTCTTGTATTGCTGCAACCAGCTCTGTGTAGTTCATCAGAACTTACCCCATCTTATAACCGCCACCACGAGTAGCAGCTCCCATACCACGGCATTTACCGCCGTCTCTCATCTTCTTGACCTTAGCTTTGCCACCGTAGTTCATTTTCTTAACTTTACCGCCGTAAGCCATTTTACCAACGCCATCAGCAGCATAATCAGGGACCATTTCCCCTTTTTTATTCTTAACCATCTTTAGTTTGCCCCCCGAAGCCTTCTTCATAGCTTCCCTCTCGCGGCCTTCCATCTTTTGAATACGGAAAGCTCGTTCCATTGCGTCCATTTCTTTTTTAGTAGCACCCAAACCTGCTGGGCGCGGCTTAGGCATTGGAGAATTAGCAGGTACACCGCTCTTCTTCTTTTTCTTTTTTAAGTTTTTTGGTCTGAGTCTAGGGGTCTGCATATTAGTCTCCATCTGTTGTTGCTATGGTAACGCTTCCTACAGAGCCTACCATATATTGAGCCGGGTTCCAAACAGGATTCCAGCCAAATAAACCTCTTCCCGGATTAACATCTGGGCGTGGGTTAAGTAAAGATTGCGGGTCTGCTGTGTTAACATCCCCAAGAAAGTTCTGTGGTTGATCAGGATCAAAGACATCCTTGCCCACACGTAGCCCTGTACGTACTCCATGTTGAACCTCATATATAAGGTCTTCGAGCTTGTAGCGAAACCCAGTCCGGTCACATATACCGTATGCGTGTTTACCACTAGCATATCCGGGCATTACATAGCTCCTCTAAACGGCACCATACGAAAGGTAGACCTGTCTTGGTCTTGGTCTGCAGCCCTACGGAATTGTTCTTCATATTCTTGTTTTAAAGGACCAACTCTCTCAGCCACTTCAGGTTTTTTCATAGCAACATAGTATGCCAAGCCAGACACAAGAGCAGGTACAAAACGTGGTGGTATAGAAGTAGTAGCTCCTCCAACACCGCTTGCCAGCCCATCTATACCTTTAAGACGGTAGTAGGCTAACTTGTATGTAGTATCATCATTTGGTACAGGCCAAAGGGTAACCTGCACGTCTGTAGCATTGCGCTGTACGTATATTTGAGACGGACGCCCTTGTGTATTCTTATTCCCTTGCTGTGAGTATGTAGAAACACTCATACGTTGGATATACGAATCAAGTTGTTGCGTCGTGCCTTCATCAGTGCGAAGTTGATGTTCTATTAGGTCAATAGTATCAGAAGGTAGCGTATAAGTCGCTGTACCTGCAACCAGAGGTATAGTCCCAGCCTCTATGGTAAATAGGTTCAAACCACGGTTCTGCCACTCTAGCGTCATAATATTAAGGCTGCGACGGGCGGTTTTTAAGTCATACCCCGAACGCATTTCAAGTCCCGCACGTTCGTACGCCTCTTCAAATAATTCATTTAGCTCTGGTACAACAACTGCCATGATCTAAGTCTTTCTATACTTCGCCGTCTTCTTGGCTATCTTTTTAGGTTGTTTAGAAACCTGTTTACCTTTTTTAGTAGCCGCTCGTTTAGCCTTGGTAGTAGCAGCGTATTCTTTAGATGACAAAGCCTTTATAGCTTTAGCGGGTAGATACCGCTCACCTGTAGCCTTTTTCCCTTGCGTCGATGGCTTACCAGACTTTGTACGCCATTTCTGCTTAGTCCATTTGCTAAGACTTTTTTGACTTTTTGCTTTTGCCATCGGCTTTAGCCTTCGCTTTCTTACTCAAATCTTTGTAATGTACCAACTTTACGCTCGTCTTGCCGTGAGTTTTACCTGAGTGCAACGAACCGTTAGGCATCTTGTGCGTACCTCCTGTGTGAAGAGTTCCATCCCTTTTGTAATGTTTTACACCCTTCATTTCCTATAACCCCCGCCTTTAGCTTTATACTGTTTTGCGAGCATCTGAGCTTTGCGAGCAGACCACTGTCCGGGTTTAC